CAACTGTTGAGGGCGCAGGGAGTACAACTAGCGGCCAATTCCCAGCCTGGTTTAATTGAATTTGCTCGCTAATGCCCCAAACCGCACTGGTAGCAGCAGTACTTGCAGCCGGTGGAGTGGCAGAAATTAAACCGCCTTCGTATCGTTTAACCATTAGCTTATGTCCTCGTAGCTGCAAGTCACGACTAAGGCTGTTGATGTCGATGCAGTTGCACCTAGACTTTGATTTTCTTCCAAATAATACTGACTTGTTTTATCAATAATGTTTAAGGTAGTACCAGCGGGCACTGATATAGCACTTGCAATTGCAAAACTTGTCCCTGCTAAACTAGCGGCATTATTCCAAACCAGCGTTATGGTGGCCGTACTAGCGGTAGTGTTAGATACGTTAACAGTATTAATCTTTAGGCATTTTCCACTGCTGGCTGCATTGCTCAACACGGAAGTTGCAGAGGTTGTTGTTAGACTCACCGCTGTTGTCTTTCCGTATATTGCCGTTGCTGCGATTAAATTTGGTGCTGCCATATCAAACTCCGAAGATTGTTATTAAGCCATATGCCTGCGCTGCCGACAAACCACCGCCACCGCCACCAGTAACAGCAACTGTAACAGCGCCGCCCGTGTTTGTTGCTGTAACACCAGCGCCAGTAAAGTTCAAGCTGGTCAACGCTGTGGTCAGTGTTGAGCCTTCATCCTGAACGGTGATGCTTGGGCCTGTAGGTCCGGTCGGGCCTATATCTCCTGTTGGTCCAGTTGGACCAGCAACAGTAGAAGCGGCTCCAGTAGGGCCAGTAGGGCCAGTTGGGCCAGTTGGACCTACCACAGTAGACGCTGCGCCTGTCGCGCCTGTAGGACCAGTAGGTCCGGCAACAGTAGAGGCAGCGCCAGTCGGGCCTGTCGGTCCAGTTGGACCAGTTGGGCCAGCAACAGTCGAAGCCGCACCCGTTGGTCCTGTCGGTCCAGTTGGACCAGTTGGGCCAGCAACGGTAGAAGCTGAACCTGTTGGGCCTGTGGCCCCGGTTGGACCTGTCGGACCTGCGACGGTGGAGGCAGCTCCTGTTGGTCCTGTCGGTCCGGCCACTGTAGAAGCGGCTCCGGTAGGCCCTGTTGGACCCGTAATAGAAGCGCCCGTTGGACCAGTAGGGCCAGCAACGCCCGTTGCGCCTGTCGGTCCGGCCACAGTAGAAGCAGCGCCAGTCGGGCCTGTTGGACCCGTAGCCCCCGTTGGGCCGACCAACTGACCAGCATCGGTCCAAGTCGAGCCACTCCAAACATATAAATTTCCGTTAGACGCAACGATATACGCATCGCCAGGTGTATTTCCTGATGATGGCAAATCGCCAACAGTAGCAACCGCGCCCTTAATTACGATGCCTTGCCCTTGTGGGCCAGTAGGGCCTGTAGGGCCTGTGGTGCCTGCCGCGCCCGCAGGCCCAGTCTGACCCGTTGGCCCCGTAGGTCCTGCTGCACCTGCGGTGCCTGCTGGACCGGTAGGGCCCGCCGAGCCTGCATCCCCTTTAAGAGATGTGACAGTGCCTGTTTCATTTTTGAGGTAAGGCAAACCATCAGTGTCTACAAACAGCCGTACCCGGTCAGCGCTGGCTGAAGGAACTGTGGCGGCTGCGTTTTTGTGTAGTTCAAACATTATGTGACCTCAAGTAAAACGCTGCGTTCTTCAAAAACAATCACCGCGCCAGCTTCTATTTGAATCTCGCCAGTAAAAATTGATTGTCTGTTCTTTTTTACCGTGAAAACTTCGTTTGTTTCCATGTAGACTGGGGCACCACCACCACCGCCGTCAGCACCTGGCGGACCCGCAGGGCCAGCAGGGCCGGATAATCCAGCCGCCCCGCGCTCGCCGACTACCTCGCCGACGTTAGTGACTGTACCATCGGAAAACGTCAAAATCAAGGAGCCGTCAAAGTCGATCTTTGCGCCTACGATAGAAACGCCGGTGTCCCCCTCGTCACCATCTTTGCCGTCCTTGCCGTCACGGCCAGCAGCCCCATCTTTGCCATCAGCCCCGCTTTTACCCGCAACGCCGTCTTTGCCGTCTTTGCCAGGCTCACCCTGTGGGCCTTGCAGCTTCTTAACTTCGTAGACTTTGGCGCGGATTTCAGGCAGCTCTTTACCGAGCAAAATAGCGATAGCCGCCAGCTTTGCTTCGGTAGACGCACCAGACAGCAGGATTTTCTTGGCGTCCATCAGTCGCCTATGATGCTTTTAAGGAAGTCCTCGTCCTTTTTGCTTTGATTGGCCTTCTCGGCCATCTGCATTTGGACGATCTTGCCTTTGTTCTTGATGTCTTCCTCTTTAAGCATCAACTCAGCGATCTTGACCCGCTTGTCAAACTCAGCCGACTCGTTGCCCGCTGGCAGGTTCTTCGTAGTCGCCGAGATCACCTTGGCCTGCACTTCTTGCGGCATGAGTTGCGCCTCAGTCATCAGCTTCTGTGCTTCTGCCCGGTTCTGCTCGGCCTGCGTCGTGTTGACCGCGATCTGAGCTTGCGCCGCTTGCATGGCCAACTCTTGCTGAGCCTGCTGCATTTGCGCGGCTTGTGGGTCTGGTTGGCTCATCTGGTCGAGCGCGGCCATCAGCTCGTAGCGGTTGGTCAGGCTGGAGTTGTTCAAGATGCCCTTCAAGATCAGCGGCAGCACCGGGGTGTTTGGACCCAGTGTCTGCAAAAGGCCAATGAACTGCTGCTGCTCGTACTCGCGGGCGATGATGCCCAGGGTTGCCGTTGGCAAGAACTTCATGTCCACGCTTGGGTAACGCTCGGGGTCGAACTGCATGTACCTGAACGCCGCCTTTTGAATAAACGGAATCAGGAAGTCTTCTTGGAAGTTGACCAGCGTGCGCTTGTACTTCTTGATGATGGTGGCGACCGCCATGCTCATGCCCGCGCCGTCGCGGTTGCCTTGGCTCACCATGCCTTGGCTGTCCAGCGTGCCGGTGGCTTGCAGCAGCATGCGCTCGAACTCTTTTGCCGTGTTCAAGTTGTTCAGACTGGTTTCGCCGAACTTGAACGGGTAGAGAATCTCGGCAGGGTTGCCGTTGACCATGAACGCTTTGCCCGGCTTGACCTCGAACCGAGCGCCGCGTGGCAGACGGGTGGCGTCCATGCCCATCATAGGTGAGGTTGTCAGCGCCAGCGAGTCCAGATGGCTGCGCACCTGGGCGTCAATCGCCTTTTGCATGTTGTAAGACTTCTCCACCGTGCCACGGCCCAGCAGGCGGTTGGGCACCGTGTCGTCTTGGTAGCTGATGACCGGACGGTCCTTCATCATGTACGGGTTTTCTTCGGCTTTGAGCAGCAGACCGTCGTTGGCGATCACGACAATCGCCTCCACCATGTCCGAATAGTCGTCGGCTGCGCTGTCTTCGGGAAACAGCTCCTCAACTTCTTCGTCCTTGTCCGTCAGGTATTCGCGGGGCACCAGGCCGTAGTACGTCAGCAGACGCACCTTTTCGTCGCGGTACTGGCTCATCTCCTGCGTTGGCTCTAGGTCGGTGTCCTCATACGTCGGGGTGATGTTTACCTTACGGTAGATGCCTTTCTCAATGCCTTCCACGATCTTGTGGATGCCCACATATTTCTCAATCGCCACGCCCATGCAGTCGTCTACAGACGTTCCGTTGGGGTCAAACAGGAAGTTTTTGGGGTTGACGGGCATGATTTTGACCGCAATCCGGCTTTTTTCCACCACACCGATGGCCGCTTGGTTCATTTGCCCAGGAATCGGCTGCGTTGCAGGCTCGAACACCTTTTCCGTCTTCACGACGATCTCGCCAATGCCCGTGCCGTAGATTTCGGCCATCAATTCGATCTGATCAATCGCTTTTCTGATCTTGTCTTGCTTGAAGTCCTCTGTGAGCTGCGCTTTGAGCATCTCAACATCCAACGGGCTGCCGTTGATGTCTTTGAGGTCGTCTTCAATGTCGAAAAAGTCGCCTTGCCCGAAGATTGCTTCCATGATCTCCGCGTGCCGGGTCTCGACTGCCTGCTGAGTAGCAGGCGTCACGATTCTTGATCGCTCAGAGTCGCGTGTTTTGTCTTCTGCCGCCCATTCACCACGGAAAATACGCTCATATTCGAGGTAATCGTCCAGAAAGTTGGTGTTGCGGTAGTCGCGCCAGCGGTCGCAATGGTCAACGACGAAAGCCGTCAGCTCTTTGTCGTTCTCTGTCGGCTC